TTCTCATTTTGACTTGTACTATTTATATTCTAACACCATTTTATAATCATCGCCATATCATATCTCCTTAGTTTTCAGGGAGAATCTCGTGATAGGTAAGAATATTATTCATAATCGTAACTACGTAAGTTCCACCTGGCTGTATTTTCTTCTTAAATTCAGCAGCACCAATTATATTCTCATTTATACCAAAATTAGAAGGCTGAAAATCCGGACAGGTAAACTGAAATTTATAAATGGGCATAGGACCCGTTTTATCCCACTCGCTGACAAAAACAGTAGCCATCGTCAGCGTTCCTTCAAACTCATAATATATAAACGGTTTGTATCCTCCCGGATAAAGTGCTTGATCCTCTGCAGGGATAGATACATACTCCCACATTGCGTTCTGGACTGCGCTTTTTATCCCTTTATCTGTAAATTGTGAAACACCATTCAAAGTTTTATAAAAAGTCAAATCGTTTGCTGAAACCAAACCATAATCTTGCATATACCAATTATCCCCAGAATATGTAAAAAATATAACTGTATGCTCTATGGTAGGTCTGAGCTTTCTACTTCCCGACAAAGTAAAAACATTTTTTGTAACACGATTAAATGTGATAGTAGGATTATCAACTTCATAACCATAGTTAAAGGGTCCTGTTTTTACTGCAAGAGTCAGCCCTTTTTTCAGCTCAATCTCCGGCTTGTTAATTACTAAATTGGTAGCATTTCCTGATGTTGCCTCAACATAAAACACTCCACAATTAAAAGTAGAAATCAATTTTATAAACGCTTCCTCGTTAACATTTGACATATCTTTATCCGCTTTATTTTTATGGAGATAATGGGTATTGTTTATTAAGGTTTGAAAAAGAGGATTAAACACTTTTTCTGCACTTGCCGGATCCGAATTTTCGAGTTTTCTTATTTCTGTACTATATTCTGGATTATCCGGAATTTCATAATATGCCAAAACTACCACTCCTTAAAATTCATCATCAAATGTAAAAGTAAAAGATGTATCCCCATCCTTGACTTTTTCGTACATATTCTTTACTGCACACAAATTTCCTGCCTGATCAATAAGTCCTGCTTCACTTATTTTTTGACCCACAAGTGCGTTTGCGGGTATTGTAACCTTATATCTTGCTGTTGTAGGTATTGGATATTCTACACTGTCTATAGGGTATCTGGCTATTTCATTGTTGAGGGAAGTTTGCGATGATGCAGGTGTGAGAGGCTCTCCACCAGAATCAACACCTCTGTTGCCAAAAGCAACATGTGTTATTTTTGCTATCGTCGTAATATTTCCGCTTGTTATCTGGCATAGTTTTGTACGCCTATAATTTGTAATCACACTCGTATTTGCCATTGCTTATATCTCCTCCTTGTCCATTCCTCCGCTAAGACTTTTTTCTGCATTTAGGAAATAAGTGCCGTCAAGCTTAAAAGGATTATCTTTTGTTAATGTTCCGCTTACACTTCCTGTATTTTCTTTAATTCTATTAAAGAACTCTATATCAGTCATTAGAATTCCTTTAAGTGGTGCTGATAATACCCAGGTGCCATCCAACAAACTCGAACCGTCAACTCTCTTTTCTTCTCCTATAACACAGTTTTGAAATACAACTGCGTATAAAATATCTATCAGTATAAAATGCTCTTCCGTGTGAAAAACCATAGGAAGTGACAAATCCAAAAATTTTAAACGTAAATGGGCCGGTATTCTTTTCAGTAACACGTATGTACTATCAGATAAATTGAATTTATCTGAGAACTCCCTTTCAACCTTTACGGTAATAATACCATTCTCAAAATTTACGGATATAGAACCACTCGTGAACTTTGACATAATATCAACAATCTCTGGTTCGCCAATATGACCTTTCCCGATAAAAAATGAAGCAACCATGTCACGACGTTCAGAAAGGGTTCGTTCACCATCATAGGTAACACCTAAAAACTTTTCATATCTTGAAATAGCAGTTTCATCAGCACTGTTGACAAAACAGTTATTTATCGCCTGTACGATTCCATTTCTTGCTTCATCCAATTCACTGCACAAAGTTTTCCATACTGCAGTCATCTCAAGAACATCAGAATACCACAACGGATAATACGTTAGAATTTCCTCATATGTGCTTTTATAAGCATTCTCATAAAGGCTCATGTTATTGTCACCTCTCCAATTACAGGGGCCTGAATGTCACTCAGATTTATGTTATATGATGAATCATTCAGATTTAAATCTGAGTAGTCTATAATGCAGTCCAGAGATAGCAGTTTTGCTCCAATCTCTGATACTCTTATTATCATGGGATCAGCTTCCGGAGTATCAAGGACAATCGCTTTAAAATACGAAGAAAGCATTTCCTTAACCTTAGTATCTATATCTTCCTCTGTTGCGTTTGGATTTTTTACAGCCTTAAAGGAAATATTAACTTCTAATGTTTCTGCTGCAACAGCTGCAAAGTGCGCTCCTATATTTGCGACACCGTTACCTGTTCCATCACCAACTATTATTTTTTTATCGTTATAAACTTTTTCAATATTCTTAGTTATAGGATCAACGTATTCCTGGACTCTTTCCACAACAGCAGATGTTGCCGGTTTACCATCAACACCGATAAGCACACCCATTACGGTATTTTCACCTGCAAACAGCGGAATTATTCTCGCTCGCCCCACACCTTGAATCTGTTCACACCATGTTTTATAGTGTAATCTGTTTCCGTTTTCCGATGGTCCAGCCATTTTTATTCTTATTCTTTCCCTGTAGTCTTCGTCGCTCTCAATATCTGCTCCTGGCTCAAAAAGCTCTCCGAATTCAGATGTAATCAATCCGACTATATTATTTACCGGGACTGCAGGTGTTTCGATTGCAATATTATTTCCGACACTGCCGGGATTTTCAGCCTGGAGTATCAGGGTATCATCTTCCTTCTGCAAAGAAAAATATAGTCCCTCTCCGAAAAATCTCTCTCCTATTTCAGGCTCAGTACCAGAATAGACATATCTGTATTTTGCCGCTGTAGCTGGTAGTCTCGTCATTTTATATTGTTCTCCAAGAGCATCCAAATACTCACCTACTGCCGAATCAAGAAACACAAGATCTAAAGCATCATTTATATCTGCATATAAACCTGCGATTTTAAAACATACGCCTTTAACTGCATCATAATATATGCTACCTTGCCTGGTATCAACCCCAGCAGGTGCATTTTTAAGCGCATACTGTAGGATTGACTCGGGTGTTTTATCTTCAAACACTTTTAAATCACCTCACTTATCGTTGTCGTTCCATATATGGTTTCTACAATAAAACTGATATAAAGTCTGTTATCTTTGAAATCAAAATTAACATCTTTTACTTTCCTTATCCTGGTGTCCTGAGATAACGCATCACTGATAAGTCGAGGCAAATCTGCTCTTATATATTCTTCGGTGGCGTTTCCTATTATTACTGATTGCTCTATTTCGCTTCCATACTGATTGTCATAGGCAAGACATTTGAAACGTGGAGTTATTAGCGCTTTTCTTATTGCTTGCTCTACCGCTTCTATACCATCAACTTTCCCAATAATTCTTCCCATATCTAAATCAAGCTTATAGGTCAACGATGGTTTTTCTTTTTCCATATTTGCTGACACTATTGGGAAAGGCAACACAACACCCATACTACCCCTCCCTGTCAATAATCAGATACTTTTTACCTCGTTTAAAAGAAAGCAGCCATACCTCATCACCAATTTTTAAATGATTTCTGATTGTCGCTGTTATTCTTTTTTTCTGACCGTCTTCCTCTATATCAAGATCAACTTGATAATCTGTTAGGCAGTGTGGGACACACAACAGTTGCGACGGGATTATAAGTTTCTCATCATTTGAAGCTTTTACAGATATAGGATTTGAGGAAACCACACTTCCTTTTATAATTTGCAGATCCTGATTTAACATTTTGCTTAAAATTTCCTTTACGCTTTGAGGTTCTGGCATTTTCATCCCTCCTAATTGCTGTCATATATATCGTTAGCTAATGAAAGAGATAGACTCATCACGTGCTTATTACCTGTAAAATCATGGGTATCACTTTCAACATAATAGGTCTTCGCTATATTAAGCGGCGCTATTTTAACAAAAACACCTGTTCCAGTTATAACATCAACCACTCCTAAGCAAGACACATTGAGAGATTCAACCGGTGTACTCTTTTCTTTAAGTGTTGACTGGGCAAGCTCATTAAGCTGAGCACTGTTCATATCATCCTCTGCAGAAATAACATCCTGAAAAATACCTATTTTAGATTCTAATGAGTTGTTTTGTGCTTGTGCAACAACCTGATCTTCTTTTGAAAAAACCTTTATTCTTGATTTTATATTTTCTATGCTTTTTGAATAAGAATAAGTTTCAATATTTGTACCGGTTTCTATTACCCACTGCAAAATATTATTTCTTCTCTCTATCAGGTTTATTTTTTCACCTAAACAAACTGGATAATATCTGCGCCCAGTGGCCTCAAATGTAATGCTTAATGCATCTAAGATTGCATCCCACCCCGTAGTCTTGCTTTTTACGAGATCCGCAATTTGATAGTTTGTCGGTGTGACTTCTCCTATTCTCAGCCCAAACCTGCTGCATACGTCAATAAAAATACTGCTCGCCGTTCTATTTGAATAAGTAAATGTATCTGAATTATTTGAAAGATAAATACAATTATCATACGCTGTAACACTCATACTTTTACTATTTGATTGTTCCTGCAGCATTATAATCCCTCTAAATAACTCTTTACCATTCCAATAAAATATACAACGATCACCGTTCCCAACATTTATACCTGTACGGTCATGTTTGTAACCATCATCGTCTATAAAATTGACGGAAAGTGAACGTGCAGCAGAACCACGCCGACCTTTCCAGCTTACAGAGGAAACTAATTCACTTACATCATAGGCTTTTTCTCCTTTTAAAAGAATCAATCTTATCATTTTTCACACTCCTTAATTACGGCAGTTTTAATACCTGACCCACATAAATGAAAAATGAACTGGAAATTATATCCTTGTTAAGGTCATAAATTTCTCTCCATCTCGTTGCATCGCCAAGCTGGGACTGAGCGATATTCCATAAACAATCCCCGTATTTTACTTCATAGGTTTTTGCCGGAAGCCGATTATCTGTGCGGGTTTCTGTGTCCTCAGGTATTTCCGCTGTTCCATCATTAACCTGAATTTGCTTCACTGAAACCTCTCTATATTCTTTAAAGGATATATCATAATAAATAGTGCCGACGTCTCCGCCTTTTTCTGAATATGTAAATTCTTCAATAGTACAGTATTGGTTAATATCTGTTCCTGTGGCCAAAAAGTGTACAGGGCGTTTACTATTCTTCCACTCTATGATTTTTTTCACTATGCTTAGGGGAGGTATTATCTCTTCATTATTGATTCCTGAAAACTTTGTTGCAGGTAAAAATGAAGAAAATGAAATAA